GTTGGCGGCCCGGGGCTTGCCACTGAGAAGTCGGAAGCGCAGGAACTCGACGTTGGCCAGCTTAACGACGGTTATCTGACGCGTTACCTGGCGCGCAAGTTCGGCTTGAAGATGGTGGTGTCCGAGGAGGCGCTTGACGATGGGAAGTATCCGAAGTACATCGACGCCGCTCGCCGTCTCAAGCGCGCCATGTATAAGACCATGGACATCGACGCGGCGAACGTCCTGAACCGGGCGACCTCGACCTCGTACGTCGGCGGCGATGGCCTCTCCCTCGCCAACTCGGCGCACACCATCCCTGGTGGCGGCACGTTCTCGAACACCCTGTCAACCCCGATGTCGCCGTCTCGCGCGGCTCTCATCATCGTGGCGCAGAACGCGATGAGCCTACCTGGGCACGACGGCGTGATCGAGGGTTACGCCCTTGAGAAGATCGTTTGCCCGGTGGCGCAGTGGGGCGTGTGGGAAGGCATCGTCGGCTCCGACAAGGTTCCAGAGTCGAACGCCAACGAGATCAACGTCGTGAAGTCGAAGCTGAAGCTGGAAGTTGTCCCGGTCAAGTACTGGACGGCTTCGAGCACGAACTGGCTGGTGACGACCGACGCCCCGAACGGCCTGGTGTGGAAGGATCGTCGCAAGCCGCGCAGTCGCACCTGGACCGACAACGACGTGGAGGCCTTGAAGTACGCCATCTCGGCTCGCTGGGCTCGTGGCTGGTCGAACCCGCGCGGTATCTACTACTCGGCCGCGTAACACCGGCAAAGGGGAAAAACCATGTACGGAACACTCAAGGCACCGCAGGTACCGTATTTTCGGAGCCCTGCTGGCGTCGATACTGGATACGGGATTATCCTCCCGCCCGGTGGAAACGTCATCTATCTCCGGTCTACGGGCGCTGCTGATTCTGACCCGCCCGAACTGATTGGCCGCTGCGTCCAGACTCTCGCCGCTGCGCTCTCGCAGTGTCGGTCTGGCAAGGGTGACACGATTGTCGTGCTCCCTGGCCACTCGGAAACCGTTGCCGACGCCACGATGATGGATAACCTGGTTGCAGGTACGCGCATCATCGGTGTTGGCCACGGCTCGAATCGTCCCACCTTCTCGTGGTCGGCTGCGGCCTCGAACTGGGCGATTTCCAAGGCCGATGTCATCATCGAGAACCTGTATCTCAATATGTGTTCGACCACCACGGTCACGGCTGGCATCACGTTCACCGCCGCGAACCCTGTGCTTCGGAACTGCGAGATCAACCTGTCTCTCGGCGATGGCACTGGCTGCACCACCGGCCTCGTGGTCTCGAATGCGGCCACCGGGTTTCGCATCGTCAACAACTACATCCGTGGCACGGCTACGCTCGGCGTCACGGACGTTATCACCATCAACGGCACCACGGTTCCGTCGAATGGCGTCATCGCTGACAACTACATCATGTCGCCGTGCTCCGCTGCTGCTGGCGGGCTCATCAATGTGAAGGTTGCCGCGAAGAACCTTGCCATCGCTGGAAACCGGCTCTACAACCTGCACTCGGCAGCCGTTGCCGGTATCCGATTCGGCGCCGTTGCGGCGGATGGTATCGTCTGTGATAACCATATTGCCATGACATCTAGCTGCATCGCTGGCATCACCGCCGGTACGGCAGGCATCGTCACGGGCTCGACGGCCACCGTGCGTCTGTTCCAGAACTACGTGTCTGGCACAGCCCTCAAGTCTGGCCTCCTGGCCACGGCTGCCACGGCTGACGCGTAATCAACCTAGCACCCCACGGGCAGTCTCTCTCCTGCCCGTGGGGCTTCCTTCAGGAGAACCATGCCGACGTACTACCCTACTGGCCTCGGATCTAGTGCTGGTTCAGATGTTGCCACGGCGCAGCATTTCATCTCGTCGTCGGCGGTATACTACGTGGATCCGGTCAATGGCTCGGCGTCGAACAGCGGGTTCTCGCGCGCTGACGCGAAGGCCAGCATCCGTGACATTACGCTAGTGGCCGGGATTACCATTGTCCTGATGGGCGATGAGACGCTAACCTGTTCGATAGGGGCCGTCAGCGGGTTCGCGTGCTTGTCTGTCGGTGTTAGTGATTTCTCGATCGTTGGCGACGGCGCAACGCGGCCGGTGCTGACGCTCTCCGGTAAAACGGATAGTTATCCCAACTATGGCATTTACGCTGGCGGAAACTGCTGCCTTTTTGACAATATAGAATTTGCGTGCGATGACTCTGCAAACTCTGGAGAGGCAAGCAACGGGCTGCTGTACCTGGTAGGCTCTGGAACTATTTTCAGGAACTGCAAGTTCTCAGGCCAGGGATGGCTTGCAAATAGTGGAACAGATAGGCTTGCCATTTCCACCGATAGCTCTACCGACAACGTTGCTTTTTTGGGCTGCGAGTTTGACTCTGACAATGTGATCACGAGCTATGGCGCCTGCACCTGGACTCTTGAGGATTGCAAGATTGCAGATAATTTTGTGACCACCACTGGCGACGCCGTATTTGCCAGGGATGTGACCATTTCTGACGATACACTGGCAAACCATTCGTCGGCTACCGCTGGCGTCTTGATTACAGATGCATCCCAGGGCGGCAGCAGATTGGTGCTTCCAGTTTCCACGGCATACTATCCCAACGGCTTTGGATCTGGATACGAGGACACATATGCTTCTGCCCGCAAGGGGCTGTGCGATATGGAGGTTCGGTTCGCTGACTCAGAAAATGGTCTGAGCACAAATTCCGGGCTCTACAAAACGGCTCCGATTGACAGCCTCGCCAATGCCCTGGCTGATATTGGGTCATCTGATAGAGTGGCGGTTTTTTTGGCAGAGGGCCACGACGAGCGGATAACGTCTACCCTGCCAGCGGCTGGAAGCGCCATTGTTTGCGCTATCATAGGCCAGGGTTCTGGTGCGTACATGTCAAAGCTGACGTGGGCAGATGGGCTGTACGAATTTGACCTCACAGGCGCAGCGGACACTCTATTTGAAAACATTTGGTTCGCCGAGTCAGAGTTCCATTCCTATATGGTAGCGAGGATTCTTGTTCCTGGAGACAGCATCACCTTCCGAAGGTGCGTATTTGATTTTGGCGATTACGACATTTGCGGAAATGGCAACTTGATCTTCAATGCTGCGTCGCTCAATGTCCGTTTTGAGGATTGCACTTTCAGGTCAACTGCAACCGCCCACGCCACGATTCCAACGCAAGCCATCAACTTCACAGCCGCCGCTCACCTGACGATGATTGACTGCACGTTTGACGGCGGAACGTATGGTTTTGGCGGCGGCGCTGGCAAGTACGCGATGTCGCTTGGCGCTACAAGCGCAGGCGGCCACATCATCGGCCTAAAACTACTGAACGGGGCTCGCGTCAATATCGCCAACTCGACGTGGAAGGGCTTCATCGCCGACGACTCCGTCGACAACGCCTCTGCTGGCATCGTCTGGTAGCCATGAAAACCATCGGCAGGCACTTCCCGCAGACAGGTCGTCGAGGCGACTTTGAGTGCATGTGCGACTATTGCGGCGTGTACTGGTACCGCTCTCAGCTTCGCCTCGATGCGGCCGGGTTCCTCGCCTGCCCCGACGACCAGAAGGGCCGAGATGTGGTAACATTGGCCAGGGAGAACGCAAGCAGCGCATCGGCCATGCCGCTCATCAGAGGAAGGATCAAGCGACGATGACCGTCTCTGGAACATACGCCTTCGAGCTTTCGCGCGACGAAATCATCCGCCGAGCTTACCAGTTGTGCGGCGCACTAGACTCCAGCCAGTCTCCTTCTGCGTCAGACATCGATCTCGCATCCGACCTGCTTGGGATGGAGCTTGACTACCTCCAAGCCGAGGGCATCGTCCTTCGCTCGGTGGAGCGTACGACGCTGGCGCTGGTCGATGGAACGGCGACGTACAACCTCGCCGCAAACGCCATCGACGTGGTTGTCGAGCCTGACCAGAAGGCCGGGATGGTGTGGTCCACAGCGGGCTCTGAAACCATCGTCAGGTCCATCACCAGGGCTGATTACGAGGCCATCTCGAACAAGACCACCGAGTCAACCCCGACGATGGTCTTGATCCAGAAGCTCGCGACTCTCACCGCTACCTTCTGGCCCGTGCCGAATGCGGCCATGACTTTCAGGTACAACAAGGTGCGCCTGCTTTCCGACGCTGCCACTGGAGCGGCTACCATCGACCTGGCGCGTAAGTGGCAGAAGCCTCTAACGTATACACTATCCTACCAACTCGCACTTTCCAAGGGAGTGGACTTGCAAAAGGTGGGAATGCTGAAAAATTTAGCAGCAGAGTTCAAGACCAAGGCCATGGCGGACGAACGGCAGCGCGGCAACGGGCAACTGGCAATTATCAGGTACGGATACTGACATGCAACTACTGCACTCACTAGCTACCGGATTCGCGGATGCCTCGTCAGGGTCCGTTGTCATCCGCCAGCACGGTACGACGACCAACGCCACTGTCTATTCGGACTTCGATGGCGAGTCAGTTACGACAACCAGAACGCTTGACGCAAACGGGCGTTTGTTCGTCTACGTTGACGAAATCGTTGACGTAACGGTGTTTGATGCGGATGGAGCCACCATCGCAACGTTCACCGAGTCGAACCTTGCGCAGTCCGTTGCGGTGCGCAACTCAGGGTTTACCGGGTCGAATACGGACGGGTCCATCTCAGCAGGAGGGCAGACTGACGTTGATACGGTGCTCTCCTCGCTCTACACGTCACTTGGCGGGACGGATGGGCAGGTCCGCATTGCTGGTACGGACTACTACCTGAAAGACGCCATCGCCAGCGCGCAGGCTGGCGTGTACTATGACGTGAAGAACACCTACGGCGCCGTGGGTGATGACACGGTGGACGATACGGCGGCGTTCCAGGCTGCGCTCAACGCGGCGACCGCTACCAGCGGCGGAACGGTCATCGTCCCTGGCGGCACGTACCGCCTCGTGTCGGCTATTTCCATTCCGTCAGGCGTGAGCATTCTTGGTGTCGGCACCAAGTCGTACCTGAAGCAGTCCTCGGCCTCGGTGGCAACGACGGCGATTACCTGCGCGGGCAACAACATCATCGCCAACCTGAAGATTGGCACGCACAGCACGAACGCCGCCATCGGCGACGCGGGCTCCGCCATCACCGCGGGCGTTCGCATCGCCAACTGCTGGTTCGTAAACCGGGCTGCCACGGACAACGTCTCTACTGGAGTTGCCATCAGCGGCGCGTCGCGCAACTGGGTCGCCGTCGGCTGTTGCTTCTCTGGCCTTGCCAAAGGCATCGCGAACACCGACACCTCGGTGTGCGACGGCATCGAGGTCGTTGGCTCAGTATTCGTGGAGTCTCAGGTTTCATCGTGCGGCGCGTTCGCGGGAAACAAGTTCTACGCTGCCACCACGAACCTATCTGGCGGCATCCTGTTCAGCATCCCGAACGTGGCTGGCCACACGGCCATCTCTGGGTGCCAGTTCGAGGGGCGTAACGACGCTACGCAGATACATTATGCCATCAAGCTCCCGACGACCACGGGAACAGTATCCATCGCAGGGTGCTCGTACGACACTTGCAAGTGGCACTCGTCGGCGCTGGCGCCGTCCACGGCGAACATCCGATGGACCGATCGGGACTTGCGCACGTACACGGCGGCCGTGACCGGAGCCACGTATGGTGCCGATACCGAGTATGGCGTACATGCCATTACAAGCTCCTCGGCCGCGCTGGCGTTTGGTATCCCGACATCGGCAGCCTACGAGGGTGCGATGCTGACGCTTCTGTACAAGAACCTGAACGCCGGAGCCGTGACGCCTACGTTTGTCACTGCCGGAAACTTTGGGCTCAGAGGCGCAACCGGGGTGTCGTGTGCACAGAACTTCGGGCAAACTATCGTGTTCAGGTACTCTCTTTCTCGCTGGGCGCTTCTCAGCACTACGGTCGCCGCTGCTGTGGACTTCAGCTAATGCCAACGGAACGGATTCAGTTCGGCGTCATCCAAGAAAGCTCCAACGAGGAGCTTTCGGGAGCGGCTCCGCTCGCCATCAACGTCATCGTCGATGGCCGTGGGACCGTCAGGCGCCGTCCTGGAATCAAGACGTGGGCAGACGCAGGCACGGCCGTGTTCCCAGGCGCTCCCATCGTCGCCATGGCCGAGTACGGCGACGTGCTGTACTTTGTCGCAGAGGCGGCGACGGGGCAGCGCAAGATTGGCAAGCTCACCGGAGGCGTGCAAACCTCTCTGTCTCCTGACGCAAGCGCTACGCTCACCGGGACAGGGCGCCCGGTCATCGCCACGTTCAACGACCGTCTGATGTTTGCCGGCGGCTCGACGCTGATGGAGGTTGGTACTGCCGACACCATCACGGCGGCGAATGCCGTCATCAACGACGCGAATGCGCTGGGCGGTGACTTCGAGCCCCCTCTCTGCACCTACGTTGATGCGTTCTCTGGGTACGCCTTTGTCAACGACCTAACCAGCGATTCCACCCTGGATTGGGTGCGACCCTCAAGTACTGTTGACTATAACGGGCTTGTGAACTTCGATCCGCTGGACGTGGTTCAGGCGAGTGCGCGTCCGGACCAGGTAATCGCCCTTGCCAACAACGCCAACGAGTTCTACGTCTTTGGCGAACGTACGCTACAGATTTTCGTCGCTGATGAAGCGTCCATCCTGGCGCCCGCCCGCACCATCGAACTCGGCATCTCGGCTCCATACTCGCTGGTCCCGACGCAGGCGGGATTCTCATGGTTGGATAGCCGCAAGCGGCTCATGCAGACGGACGGGCGCAGCGACTCAGAGGTTGGACTCCCCATCCGCCGCACTCTATCAAAGATTTCAACCGTGAGCGACTGCTGGGGCTTCTACGCTCCGATGGGGCACGGCGACTTCTACGGATGGGTGTTCCCATCCGATGGTAGGACGTTCGTCATGCAGGAGGGCGCGGGGTGGGCCCAGTGGCACTCTGGTGTCGGGCAGCAGGCTCTCTGGCTACCCAAGTCGTATTACTACTGGGAGAACCAGGGCGTGCACGTCGTGGGCATGGCAGACGGCACGTTCGCGCAGCTAGACCTCGATACCAACACCGACCTAGGCGCCGCCTTTGAGGCGAAGGTGCGTACTGGGTTCGAGTCGCACAAGACCTCGGCTTTCAAGACGTGCAAGTCGCTGCGCCTCCGAATCCGCAGGCTCACCACGTCGGCGTCTGGAACGTTGCGCCTCTCATGGCGCGACAACCTTGGTGCCTTCTCTCCGTCGCTTGCCATCGACATCTCGACGGCCGGCGAATATGAGCCAGTTGTGCAGTTTAGGGGCCTTGGCACCTACAGACAGCGTCAGTGGCAAATTGACTTGACCGATTCGGTCGGTCTCAGCATCTCTGACGTTGAGGAAGATTTCGACATCGTCTAGGAGCGCATCATGGCAGACTACAAAGCAATCGGTACCGGAGCCATCGGAGGAGCCGCTAGTGGGGCCGCCATCGGGGCGCCGTTTGGCGGATACGGCGCGCTTGTCGGCGGAGCCATCGGCGGCGTTGCCGGTGGCCTCGGTGGTTACTTCCAGGGACAGAGTCAGCAGCAGAACCAA